TGTTGATTCCAATGCACATGAGTATCATGATGACCACCACCTTTTTCACTAAACTCTTGCACCCAAAATTCTGTAAAATGTAAGCTGTGGTCTTTTAAACTAAATCCTTGCCAATCTAAAAACTCATAAGACCTTTGCCCTATAAATTGAACTAAATCTTGAATTTTAGGATCGTCTGAAAAACTCTCACTATGTTTAGATAAACCAAATGTTCCTATATCTTTTTTCCATTTAGGTTCATTTTTTAATTTATTTTTTAAAATTTTTTCTGCTTTCTTTATATATTTATCTGTTACTTTAATTGAGTTTTTCAAAAACATTGGAGCCTCTGCAATCCAAACAGGTGTTTGAAAATAAAATGCAGATTTAAAATCTACATGGTTTTTTGGTTTGTTACTTCCGCCTTGTATCATATTATTTAAAAGGATAGCCAAGATTCCATATTACTAAGCTATGCCTTATTCCTTTCGTTACTGGTTTGACTCGATGCCATACAAAAGATGGGAAAACTACCAACGAGCCTTTTGGTAATATTTCAGTACATGTCCTAATGTTAGGTTTTTTATCAGGATCGTGATTCCTAAAATCAAACTCTAACTCACCACCTTTATATTCTTTTGGATCTGTTAAACTTACTGTAACAGATAATTTTCTTATTTTACCATTTGATTGATCTTTACTTACATAAGGATTCTCCCAACTATCACAATGCCAATCATAATACTGACCCTTTTTATATATTGTAAACTGACAGTTTTCTGACCAATCCCATTCATAATTCCAACCTGCATTTTTATTAGCTTCATGCACATAAGGTTGTATTTCTTTATAAATCCAATGATCACTCATCCAAACTATATTGGAGTCTCTTTTTTTCTGTACATCTTTTATTTCTTTTTTTGTAAGTGGTTCTTTGTTTAAATCTCTATCTCTACCATAACCACCTGTAATGGCCATGTGCTCTTTCTGTTTTTCTGATTTTCCGTATTTAACAATTAAGTCACATATTCTTTCAGGAATAGCAGATTGAAAATACCAAAAGTAATTATTTAGGTTCATAAGTAGTTATAAGTCATTGTTAGTATTGTATTTAATTTATCAGATTTATTATCTGTAAAAAAGTATCTCTGTGTTGAGGGAAATATATAATACTTATTATTTTTTATTGGGATGTGCCAAGTTCTACCTGCTCTTCTATTTTCGGCATACTCTATAACTAAATCACAATCTCCATTAACATCCACACCAAAAACACAAGTGTAATCTGCAGCATTTCTTAAATCTACAGGATCTGCATTATTTCTATTAAATGATTTTTCTTTTGGTTTTAAAACGTTTGCAAAATTAAGAACAGGTATTAAAGACTGATGATATTCAGCTTTAAAATGATCTCTAATGTAATCTTTCAACCATTGTAACGGTAATGAAAAATCAACATTATAATCGTTATAAGAATAGTCTTTTTTATTTTTACTAACTCTGTTTTCGTTTATAAAAGAATCAATAATACTGTTTTTTATTGTTTTAAGATCTATTTCAAATCCTTCTGGTGTTTTCACTTCACCGTGAATTAAACTAATCTCTGACAGCACCACCTTCTGCATAAAATTATTCGTTAAGCGTTTTTCTCCGTTAGATCCCAGGATTGACCTGATTCATTCCACACGTAATAATGTGTATCAATTTGCTCTGCGGGCACCTCTGGTTTATCACCTATAGGTGATTTCCATGTAGCTGTTGCCATATCTTTTACCCAACTAGCAAAAGGTTTTGGAGGCCAAAAAATATCTTCATCCTCATCGTATGTAAAACCTACACCGGCGTAGTTTCCTCTAAGAGGTGTTCCCCCTAATTTGTGTTTGTTTTGTGAAGTGTTGTAAGATGTTTGTTTCCAAAGAGGCCAGTGATGGATTCTCTCTAAATACTGTCTACCTATCTCCTCTTCTTCAATACCATCAGCGTTTTGTAAGTCTTTGTTATCCACTACGTGAACTCCAATAACTTTACTATTTAATCCTATCTTTGCAAAATGTGCCATAATGTTCTCCTTATATATTATTTTTAAAAGCCATTCAACTATTGAAATTTATACCTCAATATTACAACACCAGATCCACCTGAACCACCGCCCGATGAAGTTGGAACGGCTCCACCACCGCCTCCACCGCCAGTGCCGGCTGTACCATTTGTGCCTGCTGAAGCTGGATCTCCACCACCTGTTCCTCCAGGACCTCCACCACCTGATCCTCCAGTTCCTCCTGCTGTATTAGGTGGGCCACCGCCTCCACCGCCTCCACCAGCTCTTGTTACTGCTGATCCTGTTATTGAACTTGAAACACCTGCTCCTCCGTTTGAACCTGACGGTAAAGGTGCATTTGATCCTGCGGCACCTGCTCCACCTCCGCCTGCTCCTGCAGCATTAGTTGAATCTCCTCCGTCATTACCTTGTGCTGGATTTGTTGGAGGTGTATTTCCTGCGTTTCCGCATCTACCTTCTCCACCACCGCCGCCAGAGCCTCCTGTTCCTGATCCACCAAAAGGTTCAGGTCCTCCAGACCCTCCACCACCTCCGCCTCCTGCGGACGTTATAGTTGAAAATATTGAAGGTTCACCCTGTGTTCCTCCACCGGGTGTATTTCCTGCACCACCTGCACCCACTTGAATTGGGTAAGTTTGAGTTGAAACTGTTAAAGCTGTTCCTGCATCTAAAGGACTATCTGTGTATGGATCAGAAGAACATTTACCTTCTCTAAAACCACCTGCTCCACCACCACCTGATTGGTTTGTAGATGATCCTCCACCACCTCCAACAACAACGTAGCTAACTTTGTTATTAGGTGCCGAAAGTCCTTGAGTCACTGCAAAACATCCATCACCAGTAAAAGTATGAATTTTAAAATCACCACAAGTTGTAATGCTTCCTCCTGTTGCCTCTATAAAGTTATTTCCTGCTATGGTTGTATCTGTTTGAATATTTAACCATCCTCTTGTACCGTCTACATAAATTAAAGTTACTGATTGTCCTTCTGTATTTAAAATAGCGTTATTACAAGCTCCACCAATTTTTGATCCGTTTCTTCCTACTGTTACACTATTAGAATCAAATGTGTTTGCGTAATCTTTTATTGAAACAATATCACCCGCTGATGGAGAAGATGGTAAATTAATTGTTATACCACCTGATGTTGTGTTTAAAAAAAATCCTTTTCCACTTGCAGCGGTAACAGTTCCTGGTGAATTTGTGTAAACTGTGGAACACCAATCGACAGTCCCTGTTCTACCAAAACCTGTTTGTGACGCTCCTGATGCTAAAGATATAGTTGCTCCACATCTTCCTAGTGTTACTGTACTCGCATCAATTGTAACAGTTTTACCAGCACCACCACCAACAGTGGCTGTACACCCTGTTCTCTGTTCTATTTTATCTACTTTAATTGTACTCATTATTGAAATTTATACCTTATTACTACGATTCCTGAACCACCTTGTCCACCACAAGTTCCGGATCCTGTTCCTTTATTTCCTGCTCCACCACCGCCACCTGTGTTAGCTGTTCCTGGATTTCCTGCACTGCATAATGGTCCTGCAGCAGCTCCGCCACCACCGCTTCCACCTGCTCCAGCATTATTAGTTTGACCTTGACCACCACCTCCGCCAGCTCTTGTCACTGCTGATCCTGTAATTTCTGTTGAAACTCCTGCTCCACCTGCTCCACCTTGTTGAGGTGAAGTACCATCACCACCAATTGCACTTGCACCACCACCGCCTGCACCGGCTCTACATCCACCTACAACTCTTCCTGAACCACCATTATTACCTTGAGATGGATTAACTGGAGGTGTATTTCCATCACCATTAGGTCGACCCTCTCCATCAGCTCCACCGCCTGAACCACCAGGGGCACCGTTGTAAGGTGCTCCAGCGTTTCCACCTATGGCTGCTCCTCTACCACCACCTGTTGATGTTATTGTTGAAAAAATTGAAGGTTCTCCGTTCGTAGCACCACTGGCCGAACCAGCACCAACTTGAATTGGAAAAGACGTTGCAGTTACTGTTAAACCCGAACAAGCTGCAGCTAATGGACTTGCTGTGTAAGGAGTTATTGGTGCTGTTCTACCTTCTCTAAATCCTCCAGCTCCACCGCCACCTGCTGAACCCGATTTATAATCACTACCATAACCTCCCCCTCCAACAACCATGTATGCAACTGCATTATTGGCCGATGAGCAAGCAAGTTTGCTCACTGTAAAAGTGCCATCTCCTGTAAACGTATGAATCTTATCGTTACCACTTGTTGTAACAGTGCCACCTGTTGCAGAAATAAATGCGTTACCAGTAGCGTTTGCTGTTGAATCGTGAATATCAACCCAACCTCTTGTTGAATCTGTAAAAATTAAAGTCACTGATTGAGACTCTGTGCTTAACGAAAGATCGGCGTTTACTCCACCAATTTTATCTGTTCCGTTTGG